TTTATGCTGACTTGTATGTTACACTCAGAACAGATGAGTTGACACGGCGTAAAGCGAGGGAATGTGAACCGATACCAACAGTGTCTCCAAGAAGCCGAAATTGAGAAACGCAGGAAGGCAGAAGCGGCAACGGGCGAACGCTGGTCAAGCGACAGGATACTTGACCTTGATGACGTGATTTACGAAAGCACAAAAACGACGTGGGCAATTGCGCGGCGTGTATTCAGGTCATTGCCACCGAACCCGCACACCAAAATGATAGATATTGCAATGGGGCAGCAGATGAACGGGATGGATGTACCGCAATCATCGGTATTGAACATCTTACGCGAGGCGTTGCAATATTTGGATAAGGATTTAACCAAACGCCAGCAAGAGGCAATGACGGCGTATGATGAGGCGATTCACAACGATATCCCTGTGCCAACAACGTATGTTGCTGCACGGTTGGGTATCAAGCGGGATAGCGCCCTAAAATTAATAAAACGAGCAAAAATGTCTTGTTTCAGCGATTTTGAGGCTTATATCTATGACAGTGTGTATAAATTGGATGACTGGTCGCCAAGTCCCAAACAGGTCACAGCGATGATGAAATCCAAGCCGCGCATCTGTGCCTATTGTGGCGAACAAACCTATGATGGCAGTGTGCCATTGTGCTTTAGCTGCCACAGTCGTTTAGGCAGCTTGCGCGAGGAAGCATGGGACGCACGTACGCGGGCATGGTTAACGCCTGAAATCAATCGGATACGGCGCGAACATCGGGCATGGGCAATTGACCAGCTTTATAAAACACACTACGGCACAGTGTCCGAAGATGAGTACGAAGCACTGGCAAACGCCGCGTAACAACTATGGCATACACTCGCGCAGGCGAGCGTCGTATCATCAGCATACGATGACGTTCGGGGCGGTTCCGACGTATGCCACTGTGGGATACCTGCCAACAGTCCCCACGTAAAACATTGGCAGCGTTTCGTGTACGATACAGCACGCAAGGCAGGGATAGAAAACTATTGACTACGTAGGTGGATGCCCTACACCCTGCGGCAAAGGTGTCAAGCATGAGCAAGAAACAGATGCTTAGGCTGTAGCTCACACTTGACAGAATGTTCTGGAACAGGCTCTATGCAAAGGTCATATTGAAGATGACACGGTGGCAGCGACCGGGTGAGCCGCTTCGCTGCATATCAGGGTTCTGCACGTAACGGTAACGTGGATAGGGTAGCGCCCTAGTTTGCGGGTTCAAGTCCCGCACCCTGACTATGCGACTATGACCATATCCTAAGTCATACGCAGAATACACCCACTGGTATACCCCACCGCTCCCCCTGTGGTGGGTTTTTTTTCGGTAGCACATCGGGCGCACATCGCTTAGAATGTACTGTACTCCAAATTGTAGACAGCTTTCGTTCACGTGTAGACGGAAGGATATTTGGCTCATTAATTGGGTGCGTCCGATTTGTTTTAGAGTAGGACATGTATGCTCAACAATTTACCAAAGGTTGTCCCGTTGCTGCTTAGCAGTCAACAAGGCGCTCCGACGCTTGACGAATACATCACGGATACCATCGCGCCAATGCTGTATTACAAGTTCGATGAGGCATCTGGCGACCTCATCAACTACGGCAGCGAGACAGGTGACGACGACGCGGATGGTGTTGTCAGTGGCGCAACACAGGCGCAAACAGGACAGCTAGGCGCGGGTGAGGCGTATTCGTTCGATGGCGTGGATGACATTATCACGGTTGCAAACGCCAACATACCAAACGTCAAGGCCTTGACCACGCAGCGTTGGGCGGTGCTATGCAACCCGGCCGCATTAGGCGAAGGCAATCTCGGCAGCTTGCTTGTGTATGGCACATCTGGCGCGGTGGCGCACTTTTTGCGCCTACAATCCTCATCGCGGCTTGATGCACAAATCTCATGTCAGACAAGCGTTGCTGTGGCAACCGCCGCCGCGAATGAAATAGCGGATTGCATTGGCGCATGGTGCTGGTTGTTTATGGATTACAACGATGCAACAAAACGAGCGCGTCTCTGGAAAGGACTTTCAGGTACGCTGTCCGCTTTGTCTTTGGTCACAGATACAGCAGGCGTAGGCGACGTTCGTTCGCAATCAACCGTTTTGCAACTCGGCAATCGCTCGGCACTAGACCGCACATTTGACGGCTTGTTTGATGTTGCCATAGTCGATAGCGGATTGTGGACAACGGATGACATGCAAGCACTCATTGACGGCGCGGAGGTGTAACGATGGCAGAAGATAATATTCGTGTGTACGCCGTGATTTTTGCCGATTTCCCTAGCGGCTCAGTATCCGAAGCACAGTGGCAGGATTTGACGCAAGCCGCCAAAACGCAACCGTTATCCAGTGCCGTGATTGCAGCCGTGAGAGCCGCGCAGAACAATATCACGGCAAGCAAGCGGTCACAGAATGCCGCACACTTACGCCTGTATACGGTAGTCGGTTTTGAGATTGACCGTGACGATGTAGACGATTTGCTGATTGTCCTCAACGCACAGGCAGTCATTCACAATGTAACAGGTAGCAACGTGCAAAAGTTTCAAGGCGTGCTGCAAGCGGAGTTGCGTGCAGCCGCGTTAGGACTTGGCTACACACAGGTACAAGCAGGTAAGCTGTCGGTGATTCAGGCAATCGCAACCGATAGGCAGACCGCTATCCAGCAAGCGCAGACATATCTCGCAAACAACGCGGAGATTTGGTATGAGTAACGGCAAACTTATCGTCAACGGCTGGTTCGTCGTGTCCTGTGTGCTGGCACTTGCACTGATTTTGTCGGTGTTAATTTGCATTGAGGATGCACAGGCACAAGTACGACAGGACACAAAATCAATGGTCATCCGTGATGGTGCAGACGGTTTTAATTTCGACTGCACAACGGAGTATCCATACATCAATCTGCGACAAATGGACTGGAATAGCACAGACGGTCTAACGGAAGTCGATAACTACGACCTCGTAGAACGCTATATTGTGGTGCAAGAGTACAACATTATCAACGTGTACCGTGACGATGCTACAGGCGACTTGTTTGCGCTATCGTTCGCTTGCCCGGAACGGATGCAAGGTAATCGGTTTGCAATTCATATTCGCGCCTTACACTGGATAGAGCCAAGATAGCGCGTTGATGCGTATCATTGGTCGCAGGCACGCGGGGCGTAAATTGTGAAGCCTGTACAGCAAACGTTATTCGGTGACGATGGCAATTGTCTCGCAGCCTGCCTTGCATCCTTGATGGAAGTGCCGATAGCCGATATTCCAGACTTCTCCAAAGGGGCTGACCACTGGCTACAGGCAATGGAGAAGTGGCTCTGGCAACAGGGTATTGCCCTTGTGGTTGCCGTTCCTGAATGCTACCCGCCGAACTGCTATTACATGGCATGGGGGCAATCGCCACGCGGCTATGAACACAGCGTACTCTATTACAATGGCGAACTGGCACACGACCCGCACCCTGATAACACAGGCTTGGTGCAAGTCGAAGATATTGCCTACTGTGTTCTGCGGTTTACGAAACCGCGATAGAATGCTCTATGAGGTTTGACGGATTGTGAAAAAATATCGTTACACAAAACAAATATTTACTGTAGTTATAGTTTGTGGCAGGTTTGTAATAAATTAAAAATTTGTTCTATTTCTTAATATCGTAAGGTTGTCGAAAAAATCGACAACCTTTGCATAGCATAACCGATAACATGCACGCAGTTCGTGCTGTTGCGGTAGTGTGTTCAATGGTCACATCGGGTATAATGGCTACAGGATAAGCTAGAGGTGATTATGAGCAACCATGAAATCAAGTTTACCAAGTTGTCTATATCAAATCTGCCTAAGTTACCCGAGATGTCACAGGAATTACAAGGCAAGATAAACAAGCAAATCGCACAAGCATTCGAAGTTGCGGCAGAGAAGCTGTTTGTTGCTGGTGATAAGCCTAGTTCGCATGTCTACGATACGTCAACTTTGCGCTCTACCTTTAGCGCAGCACAAGCGACACTCACGAAAGAAAAGCTAGACGAAATTATCAATCGTTTCTTTCGCCCGAAATCATTTGAAGAACAATTGCGCGATGCTATCCTTGCAACGTTAAAGCAAGCTGGATTGCATACTGACAACATAGACCGTGTTGCCTATGCGCTGGACAGCGACGTGGGTAAAGATGCCATGTTGAAATTAAAACTTGAGGAAATCAAGGATACTGAAACCCTTGCACAGAAGTTCCTCAAAATCTATTACGACATTGTGAACAGCTAACAGCCCACCAGCAAGCGGAGGACAACGCGGCATGAGTGAACCCTACGATACCCCGCAACGGTATTCGAAGGACGAACCGTGTCATCATCATTGGCTTATCGTCATCACCATGGACCCGATACACGGCGATTCCAGTACCTTGCGCTGTGATACATGCGGCGCTACCGAGCCGTTTCCGCTTTGGGGTAATTTCGAGCATTTGCCTGTATACGGGGTATCTGTGTTCGAGCCATCCCCCACGAAAACCGACTAACCCACACCGACAATCTACCGCACGCGGGATACTGGCATGAGCAAACGTAAAAAGCGCACATACGATGACAAATTCCGCGCCAGTGCGGTTATTATGTTACAGGCGCAGGGCTACCCTGATACCAAAGGTGCGTTGCAAGCGGTGGCGCGGAATTTAGGTGTTGCAACATCTACGCTACAAGGTTGGTTTAATAAGACAAGTAATCCACCTCCACCGAATATTCGGCGCGAAAAAGAGATTGATTTTGTTGCGGCTATCAAAAGTGAATTAGCAGAGGTTCTCAACTTATTGCCTGATAAACGTGATGAGGCAACCTATCGAGAACTGGTTACAGCCGTCGGGATTTTAACAGACAAGATGCGTTTACTGGATGGCGAGTCAACCGAGAATACATTAGCCACTGTGACCCACAAATTTGACCCCTCTATCATGAGTGACGATGACCTTAGACGTATTGCATCCAGAGATACAAGCGAAAGCTGAACTCGCCCGGCGGGAACTAGCACGCCGTAACCTGCTTGATTTCACGCTGTACACCCATCCCGCGTATGAAACCAACTGGCATCATCGGCTTTTATGCGAGTACCTAGACCGCTTCATATCAGGCGATATTAAACGCCTTTTGGTATCTATGCCACCTCGACACGGCAAAAGCGAACTTGTATCGCGCCGCTTACCCGCCTACATCTTAGGGCGCAATCCCAACGCGGAAGTCATGGCAGCGAGTTATAGTGCGGATTTATCGCGCCGTTTCAATCGAGATGTGCAGCGCATTATCGACAGTGAACTCTACAAGCGGTTATTCCCTGAAACACGCATTAGCGGGGCAAATATCCGCACTGTTGCACAAGGAACATGGTTACGCAATGCTGATATTTTTGAGATTGTCGAGGCGCACGGTGTCTATAAATGTGCGGGGGTTGGCGGTGGTTTAACGGGGATGGGCTTCAACTATGGCATTATTGACGACCCCGTGAAAGATGCCAAAGAAGCCAATTCGCAAACCATCCGTCAATCAATATGGGATTGGTATACAGATGTATTCTGGACACGGCAAGCCAAAGGCGCGGGCATTCTGCTCACAATGACGCGCTGGAATATGGACGATTTGGCAGGACGCATTATCGAAAGTATGTATCAAGCCGATAGCGAGGAATGGGTAACGCTAACACTCCCTGCCCTGCCCGAAGGCGAAAAAGCCGAATACGACCCACGTGCTGATAATGAACCGCTATGGACTGACCGATTCCCATTGGATTATCTTGAAAAAGCACGGGCGCAAAACAGTTATTCATTTGCAGCATTGTACCAGCAAACCCCTATCCCGCATGGGGACGCGCTGTTCAATGGTGAAATCAAGGTACTCGATTACATTCCCGAGTGCTCTGAAACCGTGCGCTTTTACGATTTGGCAGTCACGGCTAAGAAGCACAGCGATTACACCGTAGGCGTGAAAATGGGCATTATGAAAGACGAAACGCTTATTATTCTCGATATGTATCGTGTTCAGAAGACCATGCCGGATGTCGAAAAAGACATTGCTCAGAACGCCGCCATTGACGGCAAGACTACCCGCATTCGATTGGAAGCGGAAAAGGCGGGTATTGTGCAACTGGATTATCTCTTGCAGCGCCCTGATTTACGTGGCTACACGATTGATAAAAAAGCCCCTGTGGGTGACAAGTACACCCGCGCCCAACCGTTTGCCAGTCGCGTGAATGCCGATAAGGTCAAGATGGTTAAGGCAGACTGGAATCGCACATTCTTGGATGAACTTGTCGTGTTCCCGATGGGCGCACATGATGACATTGTAGACGCTTGCAGTGGGGCTTATGAAATGATGAATAATCCCGTTACAATTGCAGTAGGACGCTATGCTTAACGCTTACCCTGATTTTATCCGTACCATTGCCAATCCTATACAAAATTCGTTCATGCAATCTTTGATGGAGCGTGAAACGGCGCGGCAGCAAGCGTACATTCAAGCCCGTGAATACTATGATGGTATTCACAAGACGCAACTCACCGATAGAATGCGCCAGTTCCTACAAGCCAAACATGACACCAATTTCAATGTCAATTACTGCCCGATGGTTGTGAATGCTTTTGCAGACCGCTTAAAGGTGACAGGCTTTGAAACCGAAAGTGACCTCAAGGATACGCTATGGACATGGTGGCGTAAAAACCGCATGGACAGAATACAGGGTATTGTGCATCGGGCGGCGGCGCGGGATGCAGATACGTTTGTCCTCGTGGAATGGGATAACGTGGCACAACTGCCTCGCTTCTATCACGAACCCGCGTTTACAGGTGAAGGCGTGATGGTCTATTATTCCGAAGAACGCCGCGATGATATTGAGTTTGCGACCAAGACATGGCAAATCAAGTATGGTAGCGGTACAGGCAAGATGACACGCAAGAACCTGTACTATGCCGATAGGATTGAAAAATACGTCGGGCATTCCGACATCACCTATGGTAACTGGCAGCCGTTTGAAGACGAGAATACGACCGTCATGCCCGGACGTTTGGGTAATGCGGGTGTTGTCTGGTGGACAGATAACGGAACAGAAAGCGGTGAGCCGTTGGGCGTGCCGATTGTCCACTTCAAACATGATGACAACGGCGACGGGTACGGTACAAGTCGCTTATCCAATGTGATGCCCATCCAAGATGCTGTCAACAAATCCATGATTGATTTGCTTGCGAATATGGATGTTGCGGGGTTCGGTTTGCTGGTGGGTACGGGAACAGAGGCTTGGACACAGGCAAAAGTGGGGCCCGGTGCAATTGCGGCGGTCAGTGTAAAGTCCAGTGAGGCGGATTTGAAGCGCCTTGCGGGTGAGAACCCCGAAGGCTTGCTTGCGGTGTACAATGCGCTGGTGATGGAAATCGGGCGTGTCAGTGGTACGCCGTTATCCTACTTCCAAACAACGGGACACGTTGCGGCTGAAGGCACAATGAAACAACAAGAGATTGCGCTGGTAACACAGGTTGAAAAAGCGCAAACCGACTTCGGAAACAGTTGGGAAGATTGTTTCAATATTGCGCGGCGGCTGCATAATGCGTTTTCGACAGAAGCGGCGCTCGATGAAGATGAAATCATTGACACCGTGTGGACGCAGGCTGAGAGCCGCAACGACAAAGAGCAAGCGGAACTCCTCGCTATCCGTGTCGGTCAATTGGGCGTATCGGAAGAGCAAGCGCAAACCGAAATGGGCTATGACGCGGATGATATAGCCGCTTTCAAGCGTGCTGCCATGCGGAAACAAGCACTTGCTTTGCGGCAAGCGGCAACGATGGCACAGCAACCGCAAAACGATAACCAGAACATGACACAAACAGAGAATGAGGAAACAGATGACACCCGAACTCCAAACGCAGCTTAACGCAATTATTGAGCGGCTTGAGATTGTACAAGCCGTCGCGCCCGCGAAAACAACATTCTCAATGGGACGTACCGAAAGCAGCATGAGCGTCCGCCTACTCGACATTATCCGCGATTTGAAAGTATTGGCAAATGACACAACCGAAACCGACCCCGCAAGACCAGCCAAAAGCGGCAAATAACACCAATATTCGCGGCGAGACGTTGCCGTTAGAGGACTTGCTTGATTTTGCCACGATTGACCCGGCCGATATTGAAAGTGCAAGCGAATGGTGGGATAATAATGCAAGCCCCGATTGGGTTGGGGCATTGGATGTCGAGCCGACTGAGGAGAATGTGATAGATGACAGCAGATGAACTTGCAAATCAAAGTCTGATGACAGAAAACGATGCACAGAAGATACTCGATTATGTTGATGGCATGGCATTCTGGAGTAACCCTGAAAACATTATCTCGTTATCCATACATGGGTTTGACGTGGATACGATAATCGAAAAAATCGAAGATGACCCGCTCTATCTGCTAACCTATCTGGCGATACATGACAAACCCTGAGGAGAATGTGACAGATGGATGAAGGCACTAAGGTTTTAGTTCGCAAGCGTGCAATCGGGACGGTGGTACTTGATTTCCCCGATGACCATCAAGTGAGCGTGGTTTTTGAAAAATCCGAAGCGGTCAAAGTAGACTTGGCTTACACGCATTGGATAGATGATTCGATGATGGGCGATGTGATGAGCTTGTTTGACTATAGCGAGATTGAACAGGTAGCCGATTAATGCCCTACAGCTACAACAACACGGCGCAACGCTGGTACGACACGGGCAACGGACGCTTTGTTGCCGAGCAAGCCGTAACCGATGAAATGCGCCTGCACCAGACGGCAACCTACAACGTACTGGACAACCTGACAAGCCAATTGTACGGCGGGCAAATCACACTGGAGCAATGGCAAATCGGGGTTGCTTACGAACTCAAAGACGCACACCTTGCACAAGCCATGTTTGCAGTCGGTGGCAAGAACAATATGACACAAGCGAATTATGGGCGTGTGGGGCATACCCTCAGAGACCAATACGGCTTCCTGAATGGTTTCGCACAGGACATCGCGGCGGGGCGTGTTTCTGAGGCGCAGGCACTAGCGCGTATTCGGATGTATGGTAATGCGACACAGGCGAGTTACTGGCGCGAATACCGTAACGCCACAACAGAACTTATCTATTGGAATTTGAACCCGGCTGAACATTGCGGGGATTGTGTCGGGCTTGCAGGGGGTAGCCCTTACAAGCCACAAGATTTAAGCCAGGTGCCGGGTGATGGTGCGACACAATGCAGGGGTAATTGCAAATGCACCTTATCCCGCGAAGCAATCCCGCAAGCGGTAACAGCACAGGAGATAGTTGAATAATGCCCTATATCGACACAGGCGACAAGACAACCGACATCGGGCATTGCCGCACCTGCAAAGGGCAATGGGTCGTGACGGCAAACATCAAAGGCAAGAAAGCAACGCATGACCACACGGCAACAGGGCGTGTGTGTCCGTATTGCAAGAGTACCGCCGTGTACTATACGACTGAAGATAATCGCTAAAACTTAAACTTTTTAAAAGGATAAAGCCTGCCCTCTCGGTGGGCTTTTTTATTTCCCGCGAGACGTTACTCGAAAAACACGAATGAGGAAACCATACCACATGACAGAGAACCCAACACAAAATACCAACCCGGAGTCATCGTCTGCGGAGACGGAAAAAACCGAACACATGATTCCCAAAAGCCGTATGGATGCCGTATTGGAAAAAAACAAGGAACTCATAGAGCGCCTTGAAGCGCTGGAAAACCAGAGCAAAGAAGCGGAAACCGAACGCCAAAAGCAGCAGCAGAAAGAATTGGCTGAACAGAACCGATACAAGGAACTGTATGAGCAAACGCTGCAACAGCTAGAAGGTCTGCAATCAGCACAGGATGAAGCGAAACGCTATCGAGATAGTTTCGAGAACACGCTCAAAGCGCGTATTGAGAGCATCCCCGAGGATAAGCGTGACTTAATCCCTGATTTAGACCCGATTGCAAAGATGGCATGGCTAGACAAGGCGATGCCCGTCCTCATTGCGCCCGGCAAACCCCCTGCGCCCCGTTTAGACGGTGGTAGCGGTGGCACGGGTAGCAGTGATGGTACAGGCAAGCCGTTGAATGCCACACAAATGCAATTGGCGGAATACGCGAAACAAAGCGGGTTTAATGTCGATGTGAATCGGATTGCACAGTTTAACCGCAATCCGGCAACTCAGACCGATTTAGATAAAAAGGATAGTTAACGATGAGTGGTTTCAAGTGGGCATGGAATGAGGGCGGTGGCGCTCCCATTATCCAGACCTTTGTCGTGAAAGACACGACTGTTTTAACCGAGTTCTGCATTGTCAGTTTTGACAGTGGTGAAGTTGACCTTGCCGCAACCAATGATACCGAATTACTCGGCATTGCATTGGAGGCAGTCGACAATACCGATGACGGGCTTTCCGTCCGTGTGCTGATGAACAATGATAGTGTGTTCGCTGTTGCCGATGCCAACGCCCGCACGGTGGGCGATACACTGGACATCGGTTCAGGCGCGTTAACCGTTGCCGCGAGTAGCAGTGTTGATTTGGTTGTCGTGCGAACGAGCAGTGCAACCGAACCGACATACGTCAAGTTCGCGCAGGGTGAACGCTGGATTGGAGATAGCTAATGGTACTCGATAGCCAACAGTTCCCGCAATTTGTCGATTTTGACCCTGTTCTTACAGAGGTCTTTTTCAGCCAGTACGCCCGTGATTTGGGTCAGGGTGGCGTTGCGACCCTGTTCAAGCCCGGACGTTCCAACAAGTCGAAAGAAACCGATTTGCAAGTAGGTGGTTTCAGTGACCCCGTTCCATTTGAAGGTACGGTGGTTTACGATGCACCCCGGCGCGGCTATGAAGTGGAATATACGTTCGATGAACTGACAAAAGGCTTTGCCATTACGCGCAAAATGCGTGATGACTTGCTCTACGACACCATTTTCGATAGCGCCGCCGGTATGGCTACCGCTTTTGCACGCAAACGGCGTAAGGACGCTGCCAGTGTGCTTAACAATAGTACCAGTGGCAGTTTTCTTGGCTTTGATAGCAAGGCGCTGTGTGCAAATGACCATCCGCGCAGTCGTACCGATAGTACATCGGTAGATAACCTCGCAGATTTGCCTCTGACATCGGCAAATCTGGAAACGGCGGTTCTCGCTCACCAGAATTTGAAAGATGATTTGGGTGAGGAAATTGTGATTATGCCCGATACATTGGTTGTGCCGCGTGCTTTGCGTAAAACCGCATTGGAAATCGTTGGTAGCGAACGTGTACCGGAAAACGCCAATAACGCGATTAATATCCAAGCGGGGCAATGGAATATCATCGTTGACCCGTACCTGACCAGCACAACGGCATGGTTTATTGTCGATAGTGTGATGTCACGCCGTTACCTGAAATGGTATGACCGGATTGGCGTTGAATTTGCGGGTACACAGGATTTCGACACGATGATTTGGAAGTATCGTGGCTATGCCCGTTACGGTTATGGCTGGAGCGATTTCCGTTGGATTTATCAGGGTGATTCCTAAAAGGGGGATATGATGTCATTGACGAATTTCCCGAATGGGATTGCTTCATTTGGTATTCCTGTGATGGGGGCAAGTATCCCCACCACGTTAGGCGCTATTTACTATGTGAGTAGCGTCACTGGAAATGCTTCGTTTTCCGGTACATCTCCAGATAACCCGCTTGCAACCATCAATCAGGCAGTCGATAAATGCACCGCCAGTCAAGGTGATGTGATTATCGTCATGCCGGGTCATGCCGAAAACATCAGCGCAGCCACATCACTTGTCGTCGATGTGGCGGGTGTGCAAATCATCGGGTTAGGACACGGGCGCAACCGCCCTATCCTGACATTCACCAATACGGCGGGTAGTATCGAGATGGACGCGGCAAATACGCGCCTTTCCAACGTTGTCTTGATTGCCAGTGTGAGCGCAGTGGTCGTCGGTATCAACGTTGATGCAGACGGTGTGACACTGGATAACCTTGAGTTCGCTTTTGATGCAACGGGTGACGATTTTGTAACGATGGTTGATGTTGACGCATTTGACCGTTGTACAATCGCAAGCTGCCTGTTCATCGCCGAAAGTGGCGCGGCGGGTGCGGCTGAGGCGATTCGCCTTGATGATACGCACTTCCTACGGATTACGGATTGCTGGTTTAGCGGACAGTGGTCGGACAGTGTAATTGTCGGTGAAGGCGCACTCGGTACGGATTGGCTCATTGCCAATAACGTCATGTACAACGCGGATGTGGGCGATGAAAACGGGATTGATATCAACGTGGCATCAACAGGACTTATCCTGAATAACCGTATTGGGACATTGTATGCGGCTGCCGTTGCGAATCTGCTTGATCCCGGGTCATGCCTCACGGCTGAAAACTACGGCGTGAATGCCATTGACGAACTTGGGATTGTCATCGGTGGTACACCGTCCGCGTAAACAATTGGGGGAGGCAACTCCCCTACTGAGGATACTCTATGGCATATTCAAAATACATAACAGCACAGGTCAACCCGACGATTACCCTTGATGCGTATACGGCGGGGGATGTTGTGGGCGGTTTGCTCACATTTGACCTGTCTCAACTGACAACCAACGGCGGTTTGCTTAACAATCTCGTATTGATTGATGAAGATAGTCAGGCAGAAGCCTATAAGTTATATTTGTTTGATGCACTTCCGTCTACAATCACTAATGACGCGGCGTTTGCACCCACCATCGCTGATTTAACGAAATTGCGGACAGTCATTACCATTGCCACTGCCGATTATGTGACGGTCAATAGCATGGATTACGTGCTGAAAGAAGATATTAACGTGATATTTTCAACGGCAGTTGGCGCGTTATATGGCTATCTGGTCGCAACCGACACGCCCGATTATGCAAATACAGATGCCCTGTGGTTAGCACTCGGCGTGATTGGTGAATAAGGATGACCTTTACCTACGCTGGCACACTGGCAACCAACTTGGATACGATACGCTTTCGCATCGGTGACACCGTTTCGAGCAGCGGTGTGAAGCCCTCTGGCGGCAATTTCACGGATGAAGAAATCGCGGGATTGCTGGCAATCGAAGGCACGGTAGAGCGCACGGTAGCGGCATTGTATGAAACGCTTGCCGTTGTCTGGGCTAATTATGTCGATACGCGCATCGGCCCGCGTGATGAGAAATTATCGCAGGTTGCCAATCGGTATACCCTGCTGGCAAAAGCATATCGTGATGAATTCGGCTATGCGGCGGGTGGTCTGGTGACAGGGTTTGTTACTCGTGTTGATGGCTACTCGGATG